AAGTTCTTTCTTCGACATACTGGCTTTCTTGGCTGAGGAGTAACATTTAGGTGTTCCCTTCTCACCAGGTTCATTAGCACAAGGGGAACCATCAGATTGAACCCAACCGGGTTTTCCGTCTTTTGATTTAGATTTACCAAACCAATCACGGAGACCTTCCTCACTTACAGTGCCACCGTTTCCGTTACCACCATTACCATTACCACCATTCCCATTACCGTTACCATTCCCATTACCGTTACCATTCTTTTTGGTATCGGAATCATTATCATCAACAGTATGACCGTTCTCTTTACGAAGCATACCAGCAGGGCCAACGGTTTTAAATCCCTTGGGGATTGGCTTACACTTTTTGTCAGTGTAACAGTAATATTGTCCAGCGGGGCAACGTCCGTTCTTAGCCATCAAAAGAATAATTACTCCCTGTTATTTATCATCCATCAAGTGCTACAGTAAGACCAAGAGACATTCCAGGTAGTGACTGCCAAGAAGTTCCATCGTAAAATTCTAATTTCTTACTTGTTTTGTTGTATATCATCGCACCCTCGTTGAATGATGCAGCATCTCTTTCTGTGGTTGTATATTGTGGCATGTAGAAAGCAGTGCCAACTGTCGCAATACCACTAACATTCCAATTTCTAGCATTTGCTTCATCGTATATAATATCACCACTAACATTTAAGTCGCCAGTTAAAGTTAAATTGGTTCCAGTAGCATTTACTGCTAACTCAGATGCAGCTCCACCACCAACTGCAGTGCTGGCAATACCTACCCACTTGGAACCATTGTATATTAATAATCGTCCCTGACCTGTGGTCTGGTCAAATGTTACATCATCAAGATCCTTAATGAATCCTGCTCCACCACCACCCATTGTGGAAAGTTGAGTTTGAATACGATTGATGAAGATTCTATAGTGATTTGATAGATCATCTAAAGTAGCAAACTTTTGATCCATCGGAGTGAGTGGATCAACACCAGAACCAACACTTTCTTTTTCGTCTGGTGGTTCGTTTAGTAAATAATTTTCCTTTAGTTCTTTTAATTCTTTTTGATCTTTTTTGATTAAAGAAACAATATTTCTAATATCTTCAATATTGACTCTTAGAGAATCAATATCTTCTACAATATTAGATACTTCAGTATCATAATACTTAACTTCAGGAAGTGATTTTACTTCTTCATTAAGATCATTGAAAAACTTTAAAAGAGCTTCGTCAGCCTTTACACTTTGAGTGTCAATCTCTTTTATTTGTTCTTGGAGAGATTGTTTTAGTTTATTCTGCTCACTTATGATAGATTTTTTTAATTTTCTATCATCATCTTTAAACTCATTATGTTGTTCCCAAATTCTAGTAGAAACATCTCTAACTTGCTTAAGGAGTTTATCTTTTGTTTCTTCAAGATTTACAACCGTTTGATCAAAATTCTTAGTAAGATCTTTTACATCTATCTTTAACTCAAATTCTTTAGTTGCAATAGTGTCGTTTAATTCATTGACACGATAGTCAATCTTTTCTCTGATAAGATCAAGGTGTCCTTGAACCTTATTAAAGTCATCATCGATTATACTGAAAGTTTTACCAATCCAAGAGAAATCTGGAACTTCTTGAACTTCCTGAACCCAGTCAGGAAATGTAGGAATACTTTGATTTACTTCTTCAATTCTTGATTTTAATGAATTAAGATCACTCTCGTAATATTTTACTTCTGGAAGAGAATTGATTTCTTCCTTTATACGACCAATCTTATCATAAATGAATTGAATATCTGCATCATAATATTTGACCTCTGGAATCTCAGGTATTTTTGATTCAATTTCAGTTAGTTTATCTTCATTTAAATCTTGAATTTGTGATAGTTTATCACTTAATTCTTTTAGTTGCTCATCATAATACTTGATCTCCGGTATTTCCGGTATATCCTTTCTTACATCATTTACAAGGCGTACTAATTCCGACCACTCTGGAGCAGTTTCTGATAAAACAGTTTCAATATCTTCTTCTTCTAAAGTATCTACAACTTTCTCTTCAATATATTCCTCAACAGAAGGAAGTTCCTCTTCCTGTTTAACTTCGATAAAATCTTTGTAAGAGGGCAAATTGCTCTCTTCTACTATATCATTTATTGACGGCAGGTCTTCGTTAGACATTCTATTAGTGCAATACTTTGGGATTTCTCTCCCTGAAATACTATTTATCTCCTCTACTTCTTGATGAAATTAAGTAGTGATTCCTGCTGTGACTTCTGCCGTCCCTTCAAGAATTCTTTCTACAGAACCACCAGTTGATGTGATTCTTACATCATAAAGATATCTTCCTGATTTAATATTTACAGATACACCAGAAGTCATGGCAAGAGATACCACAGATGTGATGGTATTGATACCAACAGTAAAGGAATGGGATGTTGAAGAAGTTGAATGTTTCTTCAACTTTGACTCTCCAGTAAAACCATTCAAATTCTTCAGACTTCCATCAGAATTTTTAGAGATGTATGTAAAACTAAAATCAGAAGCTTGTGGTATAACAATATTGACTGACGGGGTAGCCATTTTATTATCTTTTTAGTTATTTATCTGGTGTGTTGTTCTTCAAGAGTTTCTGTAACTCAGCTGTAGAACCAACAAACAATGCGTTATTCACTGTGGTTGGACCTTTAGTATCTTTCTCTTCCTGAACATCTTTCAACTTCTGTTGGAGTGTTAGGAGTTTATCTGTGGCATCTGCCACATTCTTAATCAACTGACCTGCGACTTCATACGCACGAGGCATCTCACTCTCTTGAGCCAGTTCAAGGATGCCATTGATAGCTTCCTGCCCTTTCTCAATGATCGAATAGAGATTACCCCTGGTGTATTCGTAATCTTTCTTGATATCCTCTGAACCGGATTTGATCCTTTCAATCTTCCTTTCCGTTACTTCTACTTCTGTGGGCTCAACATCAAAAGCTTCATCAAGTTTCTCATACTTAGTCATGGGTTACCTCAAAAAACACTACCACTAAATCCGAAGTCATCTCCGAATTCAATCAACTTGTTATCTTCCTTGGTGATACTATAAACATCTGTACCAAGAACATGAATAGAAGCCTTGGTATTATCCTGACCTCTCTTAACTCTCATGTTGTCACCAACAATCTTCTCAACAAACATCTCTTCAGTACCAACATAAACATAAGTGTTCTCAGTAATACCACCAGGATTTGTGATCTTGATAGTTGTTTGTGAGATATCAACATCCTCATCCAAGTTACTAATCAAACTATTGTCATAGTCTTTAGTAGCTCTTGGTGTGACCTGATATGTAAGGTCTCTTGTTGCAACTCCACCACCCTTGGAACCAGCAAGATAACCAACGGTAACCTTTCTGATAATGTCTCCTGAAACGTCAGCAATAGGACCAAACAGATAGGTCTTAGCTGTGAATTGAAGTGTGTATACTAAAGCTCTTCGAGTTTCAAAGTTACCCTCATAATCATCATCCATACTCACACTATCAAGGACAACAGGAACATCTCTAATCTCATTCAAATTACCAAGAAACTTGATTGAGAGATTGTATTGTGGTTGAAAGTATGGAAGAATCTGTTCGACGATTTGTAACATATCATCGTTCAGTTTCGTATAGACGGAGAGTTCAAATCCCATATTATAAGGGACAGGAGAATACACTCTCTTAATCTCACTACCGTCAGGTGTCCTAGTTACAAATGTTTGATTCTTTGTTGTTTTCCTTGAAGGGTCATAAGTGAGTGATTTAAACTCAAATGACATTCGAGGAAGAGTAATCTGAGTAGGACGATTCAGATTAGCTTCTTGTTGCATACGAGCAAGAAACTTTTGAGTAGGTCCGTATGCAATAGGAACCTGAATCACACTCACGGCTTGGTCTGAGTCGTTCTGGTGTTGAACTTCTATACCGTTGAATAGTGATCCAAACCCAATAATTGTGGATCTAAGGATCTCATTATAGAAATACTCAAACATCGTCCTGTGGTTTAGATATACTACTATTTAACAAGATAATATTTAAGGATCCCCAAAAGGATTACTATCAGTGAAATCGAGTATCTTATTTGCTTCTGTTTGGATATTATCATTATCTGCAAATGGTGTAACTAAGTCATCAACAATCTGTGATCTGAGTGCATAACACGCACCGGACTCTTGTCCGATAACGAGTTCATTTCCTGAGAATGTTCCGTCAACAACTTTAATAGTAAGTTCAAGACTTGTTTCATCCCAAGAGTTAACTCTAGCTGTGGTTCCTGATGTTCCACCAGTAACAACTTCATTGAAGATATAAGTCCCAACACCAACAGTAGCTCCAAGTCCAACAGGATTGTCAATGGTTACACTAGTGATAGTTGTAACTCCTGTAAGATTGTAGTTTTCACCACCATATCTAATGTAACCTGCGGTAACAACACCAGCGTTATTGATGACACCATAACCAAATCCAGTACTAACACCAGTAGTATTTCCACCACCAACAACAAAAGTAAAGTTTGGACTTGTAGTATAACCTGAACCACCACCTGTAATAGTTACAAACTGAATAGAACCATTAGTTGAGATACCACTAGTTGCTGTAGCACTACTACCATCATCATTTCCAATTGGAGTGATACTCACCATAGGTTTGACAGTATATCCACAACCAGCATTTACTAGGTCGATAGCATCAATCATACCACCATACATTCCATCACACTGAATAAACTCATTAGTAATGGATGCAATACCAACTGTGGTCGTTCCTGGTGAGGAAGAGAATCCAATTTCTGGTCTATATGAGTATTTTTTACCCATATTTGACATACTAATGAGATTTACAGCACCCAAAGTACAAATTCCAGCAGTTGCAGTCGCTGTAACAGCTGCTCCAATCATGTTTAGAGT